TAAGGTTTATATGCATTTCTTAAAAGTAAGAGATGGTGAACCCTGTATATTAGAATTTGAAAACGAACTTCAATATGGCAATCTAATTGAAACAAATACTGCAAGTGCTGAAGAACAAAAAGTAGTATTTAAACAAATTAAAAAAGGCTGATTATGAAAGGTTTTACAATTAAACTTCCGAAACAAAATATTGACCCTCAGGGTTCTTTGAAAAATCGTATATTAAACGAAGTTAAAAACCGCTTACCGTTTGCTAAATGGTATGGAATTCACACTCCGGAAGATCCGGAATACAGTATATCATATGCGGGTCCTGAAGACTTGCTATGTTTTGGATGCAACCGAAATGCACATTTCTCTGCATTCAATAAAAAATATTATCGACCGACATGTTCATATGATAATTCACTTACATGTCCGTTCGCAAATCGAGCATTTAAGTTGCGTCAATATGATGCTATTTCAGAATTTGATTTAGCATTAAAACGATTAGCAGAATATGCTAAGATTATGGAAGACTATGAAGAAGATCGTGGTTACGATTTTACTTACATGGGTCAACCTGTACGCATTTACCAGAAGTTTATTCAAATTGGTTATACAATCATTCCTATTGATAATCCTAGTCTGTTTTTGAATAACTATCGTAAAGCAGATAAAAATAATATAGTAAATGTTATTATTAATATTAGTAACAGTACTACTGTTAACAATATTCTCAACAATGAATAACGAATAACTTTACATTGTGTAAAATTTCAGTTTTTGTCAGATAATTTCAGAATCTCACAGGTAAAGCGTTAACCTATTTTAATATGTTAATACTACCAAAAGAGAAAAACAAACCAAAGGTTAACAATCCAAGATTCTTAATCTTGTTTGGTCGACCCAAATCAGGTAAAACTACTTTATTATCGAAGCTTGATAACTGTCTTATTGTAGACTTAGAGGGAGGTTCAGAGTTTCTAGAAGCTCTCTCTATTCAAGCTCGTACTATTGAAGACTTAGGTAATATATCTAGAGCAATTGGTGAAGAAGCAGCTAAAACTGGTAACAAACCTTACAAATATATTGCTATAGATAATGCTACTAGATTAGAAGAAATGTGTCTAGGTTATGCTAAGGTATTATATCGTCAAACTCCAATGGGTAAATCCTATAATGGAGATGATATACGTACATTACCAAATGGTAGTGGATATATGTATCTTCGCATGGCAGTTAGAAAAGTAATAGATATGTTTCGTAATCTATGTGATAATTTTATTCTTATTGGTCATACTAAAGAAAAGATGATTAATAAAGAAGGAGAAGAATTATCAGAAATGGCACTAGATTTAGTAGGAAAACTGGGTGATATAGTATGTGGTGAAGCAGATGCTGTTGGTTATGTCTATCGCAAAAAGAATGAAACTATTATATCTTTTGAAGGTGGAGATAACTCAGTAAGAGAAGCTAGAGCTCCTCACTTACGAGGTAAGAAGATAGTTATCGCAGAAAGCGATGAAAATAATGTTATTAATGTTCACTGGGATAAGATTTATTTAGACGAGTGTGCAGCCTGATTTAAAAACTTAAAAATATTGAAATTATGACATATAGTAAAGAACGTGCAGCAAGTATTAGCAAAAGTGATATTAAGTATATTCCCGCTGGTATTATTGAAAATGTAGTATTGAAAAGTGTAAAAACAGAAGTTTCTCCGAATGGTAATCAATTCTTAGAAATTGTTTTTGAAAAAGATGGAGCAACATTAACCCATACAGAGTGGAAACCTACACTTGGTGGGTTTGTAACTACAGAAGAACAACTCCAGACAAAAATGGATAAGCAGTATTCTCGTATGTTGCAGATACTTAACTGTTACTATAAAGATGAAGAGCTTGACTTTAATGGTGAAAGTTTTGAACAGTTTGCTCAGTGGATTACTGATATGCTGAACAAAGTAGATAAGAGTAAAAAACTTAGAGCAAAAATAGTATATAACGATAAAGGATATACTACTTTGCCTAATTATGCTAAATATACTTTTATTGAACCTATGGAATTGCCAGAAGGTCAATCATCTTCTATTACTATGCTAAATATTGACCAATTTACAAAGCCTGTTGTAGCAGATAAAGAAGTAAAAAACGATAACCCGTTTAGTGCAACTTCATCTACTACTAATACACAGGCTTTAAGCGAATCTAATAACGATTTGCCGTTTTAAGAAAGTTATAATTAACTAATAACAAGTGGTAGTCTACTATTTTAAGACTACCACTATTTTTATAGCCTGATAGGAAATATTGTAGTTCGATTCTACACAGGCTAACAAACTAAAACAAATTGCATATGTATAGTAGAAAGCGAGCAAAACTCCCAGATAATATTACTATAGATTGGATACTTTCTAAAGTAACAGAATATGATATATATGCAAAATATATAGGTCAATTTAAAGTAGGTATGATATACAATAGTCCATTTAGGAAGGATAAAAATCCATCCTTTGGTATTTACTATAGTAAACGTACTAAACAGCTACTTTTTAAAGATCATGGAACAGGTGAATGTGGTAATGTAATTAAATTTGTGTCATTATTTACTGGTAAAACAGAATATAATGATATATTATCTGATATAGTAGATAAGTTAAATATTACTAACAACACTAAACTCGTTAGCTCTAAGCAATATATACCGCCAACTGAAACAGTAATTGGTGTAGTACGTCAGGAATTTACTGATGTAGATATCAATTACTGGAAACAGTTTAATATTTCTATAAATACTCTAAAGAAATTCAATGTAAATAGTATTAAATATTATTTATGTAACGGAATAGTAAAGGGTACTTATAAACGAGAAAATCCAATGTATGCATATAAGGTCTATAATAACTTTAAAATATATAGACCATTAGCAGATAAATATACTAAGTGGAGAAACAATCTTACAGACTATGATATCCAAGGCTATGAGCAGTTGCCTCAGAAAGGTGATATATTATTTATCACAAAGTCCATGAAAGATGTTATGTGTTTGCATGAAATGGGTTATCCAGCAGTTTCTCCATCTTCAGAGAGTACATTTCTACCTAAAGATGTATTAGAGCAACTTAAGACGCGTTTTAAGCGTATTATAATACTATTTGATAGAGACGTAGCTGGAGTAAAAAGAAGTCGCAAATTAAGCCGAGAAACAGGCTTAGAAGCAATGTTTATTAACAAAAAATTCAAAGCTAAAGATATATCTGATGCTGTTAAAGCAAACAACTTTGAAGAAATAAAAAATTGGTTAAATGAAACTATTAAAAACTATAGGTAAAGTAATAGCATTACCTTTTGATTTAGCTCTAATACTTGGAAAGTTGTTATTAATTCCAATCAAATTAGTGAGTGTGTTGTTGCATGGAGAATTTACTGAATGGAATAAAAAACGTAAGTTTATAGCAAATTCAATTAAAGAAATGTTTAAAGCTTTTAAACATAATAAAGATTATTCTTTCTTACATTCAGTAGGATTTACGGATGAAAACGGTAATTTCTCTGAAAGAATTGAAACGTTTAAAATAACTAAAGATAGTGTACAACATTATATTGACTATGCTAAAGCAAGCCTTAAACAAGAAAGTGCGTAATGCTACTAAACAAGAAATAGATGGAATAGTATTTCGATCTAAGTTAGAAGCTTATACGTATTAGAAACTAAAGGAAGCAGGTATATCAGCTGAATACGAACAGCATAGATATATTTTACTTCCTAAGTTTGTATATAATAACTCTACAGTTAGAGCTATTACTTATTTACCAGATTTTGTAGGAGATGGTTTTGTTATAGAATGCAAAGGATTTGCTACAGATTCTTGGGCAAATAGAGAAAAACTATTCAAGTATTATTTAAGCTTGAATGAACCCGATACTAAATTTTATTTAGTAAAGAATAAAAAACAAGTTGATGAGTTAATCAACAAATTAAAATCTTAAATTTTCAGATTATGGCAAAGAATGAATTTATTAAAATAGGAGAACAGATAATTGCAAAACCTAAAGGTGCTGATTATGATTTAATACCTGGTAAAGTATATGATCTAAGTTGGAATAGATGGGAAGATTCACCTATATTTAAGGAAAATGGTGAATTAAATCTACCAAAGAAAGTTTATTCTACTAAAACAGATGATATATTTAAGAAGCGTATTATAACCTATTTTAATAAAGCAAATACAAATACTACTGGTGTAATGCTAGCTGGTACTAAGGGTACAGGTAATAGTGTAATTCGTTAACAATTTTTATAACTTATTATATCTTTTCCCGTTCTATTAGAAAATTAAACTAATAGATATGGAAGATATAGTAAAAGAATATATAGATACTAAATGTAGTATTCAATTTTTAGCAAAAAAATATAAAAAAGATGCAATGGCTATTTCTAGAGCAATTAAAAAAGCTGGATATGAAGTAGTGAATCGTCAAAATTTGATAAAAATTAATGAACATATATTTGATACAATAGATACAGAAGAAAAAGCTTATTGGCTAGGTTTTTTATTTGCAGATGGAAATGTAAGTAAAAGAGATAATTGTTTTGAAATGTCTTTAGCTGAAAAAGATAAAGAACATCTCGAGAAGTTTAATAATTTTATAAATCATAGTAGAAATATTAAGCTTAAAAAAGTAAAATTAAACAATAAAGTGTTTAATGCTTATAGGTGCTCTTTTAATAGCAAACATTTTTGTGATACATTAAAACAATATGGATGTGTTCCACAAAAATCTAATATACTTAAGTTTCCAGATGAAAATACATTTAGTAATAAAAACTTAATAAAAGATTTTTTACGTGGATATTTTGATGGAGACGGATGTATTACACATTGTAATAAAGAACATACTATAATTGCTATAAAAATTTGTGGTACTGTAGAATTTTTGAATAAATATCAAAATTATTTACCATTAAATAATCATAAAATTACAATTACTCGTTCTGTTCCAGAACTTACTTTTATGGGAGGGTCTGGTTTTATAATATGTAATTTTTTGTATCAAAATAGTACTATATATTTAGAAAGAAAATACGAATTATATAAACAATATTGCCGTTCATATAAGAAATTATATGAATTATTAGAGAGCAAAATCGGTGAAGGCTGTATAGATATTTCGCAAGGATCTATAGCTGCGTAACGCGTAGGAATTGAATAAATATAATATTCCCAAGAGTGTTCTCCATCTTAACTATTTTTAGAAAGATGAAAATGTACGCTGAACTATAACAAATTAGAAGTTATAGAAGTTAGGATAAAAAGCCTAACGATAACAAAATTGAAGACTGTAATGGCAAAAATATTAGCTAAGGAATCAGGTTTACCTATTATTGTAGTTAATCCTGATTATCCAGAAGGTAAACTTATTAAGTTTTTTAAGTCCTTTACTACTCCAGTGTGTATTTTGTTTGATGAAGTTGAAAAGAACTTCAAAACTGAGTATATGCTAGATTTCTTAGATGGAGTTGAAAAGACTGCACAGAAACTAGTAATTATGACTTGCAATGACTTAAGCCGAGTTAGTCAGTATATGCAAGATCGCTGTTCACGTATTCGTTATTTACGTCGATATTCTCCTGATGAAAATGCTGCATTCTTACCGATGTTGGCTGATGATTTTGGTATTAAGAACAAAGAAGAAGTAGTAAAATTCTGTAAAGAGAATATTAAACTACTTTCTATGGATAACATTGTTTCTTTCATGAGTGAAGTCAAAATGCTAGAAGATGAAGATATTAGTCTTCAGGAAATCATAAACATTATGAATATCTCTACTGAAAATATACCAACTAAAGTTAGTGATACTGTAGAATATGACGATGAGTATGATAATGAAGATAATGAATATAGTGATGATGATTACGAATGTTGTGATGCAGCATGAAAACAAATAAGGCTAGATATATTCTAGCCTTTTAACTTATATAAACATGAAAATATGCGGTATAAGTGATATACATGGTAATCTCATTGAGAATATACCTGAGTGTGATGTACTATGTATATGCGGTGATGTAGTAACATTAAATGCTCAAAGAAATATTGAAGCATCTAAACATTGGTGGGAAACAAAATTCATAAAGTGGGTAGATAAATTACCTTGTAAGAAGGTAATTATTATACCAGGTAATCATGATTTTTACTTAGAATATAAGTATAAATTAAATGAATGGGGTTCTTTTAAAGATAATATGCAAATTTTATCTAAAGGTAAATTAGTATTTCTTATAGATGAAATGTATATATATGAAGGTGTTAAATTCTACGGATCTCCTTGGATTAAACCAATTGAATTTCAAGAGGACAGATGGGCATTTAGTAGATTTGATACTTATGAAGATATACCACAGTGTGATATACTATTAACACATGATAATCCATTTTGTAATGAAGCTCTAGATGTTTTCTCCTTTGGAAAGAGTAAATATCATTTATATGGACATTGGCATGATGGATCTAGTGACGTAAATTCTGGAAGATACAATTGTTCTAGATTGAATAGTTGTTATAGTTTTAAAAAGAATTATGAATTTGTAGTGTTAGATATTATGACAGAAAAAGAAAAGAAACAAGTAGAACAAGCATTCTTAGATAAACTTATTAGTCAAGCATACAATAATAATGTAGCGGATTGGCTTAAGACATTTAAAGAAGTTGAACTACAACAAGATAAAGAAGATGAATTAGTTTGGGATACTTCAGCAGAAGTTCCTGAGTCAGCTGTAATTAGCGACATGGAGGATTAAGTATGAACAAGATGGTAATTGATACTCCTTACTATGAGGATATGTCTCGTTACTCTAATAGTGATATTGGATATTTTCTTAAAAATGGACCAAAAGGTCTAAAAGATTACAAAGAAGGTAAAGTAGCAAAATTAGATTATAATTTCCTTGAAAAAGGAACTATGATTCATGAATATTTACTTCAACCAGAAGAATTCTGGAAAGATTATATTATTCTTGATTTTGCAACACCTAAAGTAAAACAGCAAAAGGATTTATTAGATGAGTATCATAGACTTATGCAAGTAAATCCATTAGAATCTCAAGATAAGCTTAAACTATCTGCTTATAAGAAAGCTTATAGTAATAAGAAATCTAATGAGAAATGTATTGAAGAAGCTGAAGGTCTTATTATGATTTATCAAGATTACTTAGAATATTTAAGTAAAGTAGATGAAAATAAGAAGATAATTAGCTTTGCTGATTTACAAATGCTTAAGAAGATTAAGGAGAATATTCAGAATCATAAGAAAGCAAACGAACTGTTGTTTAATTTACCATCGACTTTTGAAACTCACAATGAGTTCCATATTAATTGGGAAGTAGAAAAATTTCATAATATCAAATGTAAATCTCTATTAGACAGAGTATGCTTTGATCATGTTAACAAGAAGATAATTCTTATTGACTTAAAAACTACTGTAAATGTATATAATTTTAAACATTCAGTAGAAGAATACGATTATTATAGGCAAATTGCTTATTATGGATTAGCAATTCAATGGTATATGCAAGAGGTATTAAATCTTAATTCTGAAGAATATGATTTTGAAGCATATATCATTGCTATCGGTAAGGACGCTAATAATGAAATTAGAGTATTCAATATGAAAAATGATACTACTCTCAATGAAAAGATCGCTTCAATATCAGAAGCTCTCCGAAGAATCTCAGAACATATCAGTACAGATCAATGGGACCATACACTTGAGTACTACGAAGGTGATGGAACAGAAGAACTGTAATGATAATTGGAAATAGAACATTAACTACACGTTATATACTCCCTTTTCTATTTGATTCTAATAAACTGTTTAATGATAAATATAAGTTTGTAAATGCTTATATTTCTGATATTAACAGACCTCATTTAGATAGTCACATATTTGTTTTATTTGAATATAATACTAACACATATAGTAGTGTTAATAATTACATGAAAGAAAACAAATATCTGTATGATAGTAAACTCGTTTCTATTAATAATAAATTATATCAAGAGTATATATTTGTAATTCCAAATGAATATAAGAATGTTATTCAAACTATTAAAGATGGCTTCTATAATGATATATCTTATGAATACAAAGAGAAGATTATTCTCTTTTGGAAAAATATGTGCTTAAGCTATTTAAAAGGACTATTAGAAACAAAACATGATATTACAGAGTACAAAAGTTTAGAAGAAAGGGGAGAAATAGTAGGTGAAGAAGATCCGCCTGCAAATGAAGTAAACTTTTGGACAAGAAATATTTTTGCTTATTAGTTATATTTATGGGTATAAAAAAGCCGTAGAATCTGTGAAGACCTACGGCTTTATTTTTAATCATTACTATTAGTTGTCTTATCTAATTGACTATCTAAGTATTCCCATTTGGTTCTAATATCTTTTGATTCCCATATTCCTCTTAAACCAGGAACAGATTTTATTAATGTTCTCTACCATTTAGTCATTTCTTTATATGGACCTTTTTTAATTTCTTCATCATCCCAATTATTTTCAATAGAGAATGGATCTAATAGTTTTACAAGATTACTAACATTTTCTACAGGTGCTATTGCAGCAGAAGGAGATTTAATTTGATTAAAGAAATCCATAGGATTATATTCAGCTCTTTCTTCAAAACTCATTCCTGCTACTCCGTAACCAATTAACTGTAATAAGTATTCGTCTTCATCATTATCTGCCATTGGTTTTAACCAGATAGCTGATAATATAGAATACATCATTACTAGGGCTATCTAGATTGCTGTTCTTCTAAAATTATACGATTCGATATTATCAATGCTCTTTCTATGTTTCTTTCTATTTTCTTTATCTTTACTATATTTTATACTATTATATATATTATATGTAAATTTATACAGGACACTAAATGTAGATTTATATTTAGCTTCTACATAATCTTCTACATATGGGTTATACTATCTTGTAGTTAAAAAGTTATCTTCAAGATTGTTAATGAAGAAAGAACGATGCATAAAAACAGCTGCTCCAAAAGCGTTAGTCATCATCTTAGTCTTATCCTCTGTAGATAACACGCCGTCGATACGATTAGTTAAGAATTTAGCTATATTTTTAACAGAATTCTACAAATTCTAATCATTAATTAAATCAGAGTATTTATTGTACTTACTTTTTATAGACAGTTTACCATCTTTTACTTCATAAACATCTAACAAAGTAAATGTATTAATTCTATCAAATTCTTTACTGCCTTTCTTATAATCATTAGGATAATACTAACATATATACTGTCTTCTAGATGATATACTATTCATTTGAGGAATATATTTATAGTCAGCATATACAGCATTTACTACAGGAGCTTTAACTATATAATCTACAGCGCTCCATCCACCCCATATTAAGTATTTTCTAATTACTCTAAAAGCACGATTGTACTATAAGTATTCTACTTTAGAACTTACATCTCTTGCAATTTCATTATGTTCTAGTATAGCTAGACTAAGGTTATTGTGTTTAGCATCTCCTAAATGATATAACATATTAGGTATATTAAAAGTGTTAGTAGCTAAAGACTTAAAATATTCTTTACTACTAAAATACCTACCAGCTAAAGCTTCCACTACTGATTTATGAATACCCTAAAATAATGCTTTAGTAATAGCAGGAAAGTTATTACCTAAGTTAGAAGCTGTAGCATAAGCTCTAATATTATCTAATATTTTAGTAACAGATATATTATAACCTAGCACATTTACTGCAATAGGTCTTTTATACTAACCATATAAATGCATATCTAGAAAATCCTAGTATCTTTTATATAAATTACTCTTATCTCCAGTAATATCTTGTTTAGATCTAGTAGTAAAATTAAACTTAATAAAATCTCTTTTAGCTATTTCATTCTTTATCAGTTCAAAATCAGCTTGTTTCTCATTCTTTAGACGATAGTTCTCAGCCATCCTAGAATATTCAACTAACATACCTACTAAATTTCTAGAAATATGTTCAGGATCATCTAATGCTTTTACATAATGTGTAGGGACAAACTATAATTGAGATCCATCTGGTTTCTAAGTAAAGTTATCTAGACTATATTCAGCATCATCCTACTTAGCTATAATATTATCTAAAGCAAAAGATTTTATACCTTTAGCAAATTTATTACCTCTAGTAGTAAAATCAACTATATCACCAGTAATCTGTGGTAATTTATAGCTTTCACGCTTCTTTAAATAGCTAATTTTATTATTAGCCTCATCCATAGTACTTACTATCAGATCGTATATTTCTTTTTTCTATTTAGTGTTTGTAGCTTCTTTGAAAGCTTTTGTGTTATCGTATAAAGATTTTTTAGGCTGATAATATTCTGGATCCTCAAAGTTATAATTCTAGTTAACCAATTCTGAATTTTTGTCTAATTCCTAATTCATTCTACTTAATCTCATTTCTATATACTGAGTATCTTTTGGAACTAACATCTTATAGTAAGATACAGGGCTAGGTTTACCATTTATCCAGGTATGAGACTTTTCAACCCATTCGTCATACTCTTTTGTACCTAAACTTTTATACTTCTTTTTATCTGCATAATATTCAGGTGTTTCTACTATTTTAGCTATCTTAGAAAACTCAGAACTGCTTCCTTTATGTTTACTATATAACGCATTTAACTCTATATCTATCTCTAACAATCTAGCTTTCACTTCTTCCTATAGTTTATAAGCATCTGTTAGAGGCTGATTATTATTTCTACCTAGACTTAATAATTTTCTTCTTTCTTCTGTTAAATCATCATACTTTTGCTAATCTTCTCCCATATTAGCTCTTTCTAGACTCTAAAGTAGATTAGTAAATTCTTCAGTGTATTGATAACTAATATTACGCTACATCCACTTGTTAAATAAATCTTCAGATAATTCTTGTTTCTTTTGATCTATTATATTCTATATTTCTTCTTGAGAATACTTAGTTGATTTAATCTTGCCTTGACCAATAGTTTCATAAAACTTCTGCAAGTCTTCTGATATTTCCTTATCTTCTCCAGTCTTAAGTTCTCCATTTTGATAATAATCATTAGCTAAGTTTCTTTTTACTGAGTAAAGACTATCTAACTATAACCATTGTTTATTTGTAAGACGTTCTAAATGTGGTCCAGTTTCGTCAGTAACGTCTTCGATCAAAGTGTTTATTTCAGTGTTAATCTACTTTAGACGCAATCTAGTATTTGGATGCAATTCGTTATACGCTCTATAATACTCTGGTTTAAATTTACGTTCACAATGCTACTCTAACCACTCTTCTTTTTCTTTGAGATAGTTATAATAGTCTTCTAATTCTAAAGCTGCATAGTTATTATCTACGACTCCATACTTTGAATCCAGATTTGATAAGAATTTCTTCATATCATATCTAAATTGTCCATAATTTCTATCTCTAACTAAGTATCCGGTGGTATTACCGTTATTATCTTTTTCAAAGTAAAGTAAGCAATCCTTTCTATCAATTTTATTAAACTCTCTTATTAATGTCTGAGCTTTATCATTAGCAAATCTACCTACTTCATTATTGATATCTGTCATAAGTCTATGAGCCAATCTAATAGCTAAATCATCTACAGACTTAGTACTCTATAATATTACACGCATATAATTAATATCAGAATTAGAATTGTTAAGTCTATCATTAATATAAGATTCTACATCTTCACTGGGTACTTTATATGCTTCTGAGTACTGCTTAATCAAAGCTTCTACTTTACTCTTTAAGATACTATCATACTTACCAGATATCTCTAAGTAAGCTCTATAAATTAGGTTTAATCTAGTATTTAACTAATTGTGTGTATCTTTATCTAGATCGTTGAAGTATCCTTGTAGATTTAATCTCTTGTTGATTTCATTAATCATAGGACCATAGAAATCTAAAAAATCATTCTAGAACTATAATAGACGTTCATTACTGATTAAATCAGGATTCATATATGCATTTCTAATACGCTTTACTACTGGTTTAAATGCTACTGAAGATTCTTTAATAAAGTCAATTAATACTTGTATATCTTCACCTTTCTAAAGCATATCATGATACATATCAATCTATTGTTGTAGTTTAGCTAATTGTAACGGTGGATAGTTTTGAGTTCTTAGAGATCTATAACGACCATTTAAACCACTCATAATCTTATCTAGTATCTTTTTGCTATCTTTAGATAATTTATTCAGTTCTGGATCACTATCTTCCATATAGAATATACCATCTCCAAGTCTGTTTATATCTGGATTACTATTTCTATCTTCAATAATATCTGATATTTCATTGATAAGTTTTATAGAAGTGTACCCTTCTATTTTATTGGCTAATTTATTCAATCCTAATGCTTTAACTATGTTAGATAAGAATTTACGCCATATAGACATATCATGTTTACCTACTAAATCTCTAAAAGCAGTATTAGACATTATTTCAGATATGAATTCTTTAGGAGATTTTAATCCATAATAAAGTCCCTTACGAGTATATTCTTTCTAAGGGAATTTATTAATAAGCTTGTTGTAAATACTATCTACATTAGATCTAAAAGTACTGTTATTATCATATTCTGATACAGTATAAGCATGAATCAGCTCATGATTGAAATGCTTAGTAATATCTTCTGGAGATTCTCTATTAAAAGTTTTATCTAATACTTCTATTGTATTTGTATTAGCATTGTAAGACATAGCTCCACCTAGTTCACTTACTAATCTTACCTTTATCTTATTTAGAAAATCAGATGAGAACTACTACGCTAAATCTTTTGAAAATTGATCTTGATAATACAACTTACTATTAATCATATTAGACATAGTATCATTAGCATTTGTTTCAATAAACTGTTGAGGAAACATAGCAGCTTTCATATCAGTACGCTATTCTACTTCCTAAGGTACATAATGCTAAATCATGGCTTTAATAGCTAATTCCCGGTTGCCATCAAACTGTTTTAGGTACTACAGAAATACAGTAGACTAAGCTCCATCAGGAGCCTAGTCAATTGCATAACCATTATTTTCAGATACTATATAATATGCAGCATCTTCGCTGCCTAGCACAGCAGTTAATTCATCTACTGCTGCTTTAACTTCTTTATTTTTTAAATTTAAACACTGCATAATTATTATCCATTACATTCGTTCTTTCTTTGTTTTCCTAACTCTGCTAATTTACTTATGGCTGAATTACCAATTCTATGCTCATTAGTAGACTATTCTTCTGAGCTTGCTATAACTACTGGATTATTCAATTTATTATCTGTTACAATATATACATTCTATCTAGCTCTAGATACAGCTACATACTTAAGCTATTGTTGAGTATCAGTATCAAATTTAGCACCAGTAATAGTATCATAATATATCATAACTTTGTCATATGTACCACCCTATGACTTATGAATAGTGTGTGCATACCCATAGTCTATAGACTTCCTAATCTTAAGTCTACCATTTTCCTAGTAATCTTTCATAGTTATGGTATTCAACTTAATATCAGATAAAGCCTTTTGAGCAATGCGTACAGTATCAAAATCTCTAGACATAAATGCTTTAGATATCATCTTATTGATACTTTCTATTTCATTAGCTATAACTTTTAAATTCTAAGTACTAGTATTATTATCTAATACAAATACCTTATCTGATACTGTTTCATTATCCATAGCATTAACTAATGTAACTTCGTATCCTTCTACTTCTGCTATTGAGTATTCTCAAGTTTGGTATGATAGTGTGCTAAAGAATTGTAGAGTGAATAAATCTACTTTGTATGTGAAGAAGCCGGGCAAACACACTCTACAGATACGTTGTGGTGATCCTGGAGTTGTCATTCAAAAAATAGTCATCGACATGGGAGGATTAAAACGTTCATACCTTGGACCTGAAAGTACAAAATGTAATTAGTCTAATTGATTGGAGAACCAGATGGCTTTGCCATGGGTTCTCCTTCTTTTTGTGGTATTCCCAGTACAGGCATCCCATCTTTGTCCCACTCTATTTTTTGTAAACGGGGAGTACGTGAGTCCATTGCACCCGGAGCATCATTCGGTATCTGACGGGCATGATAAAGCATATAACATTCCTTTCCATCTGGTGAAGAGACGAAAGAACTGCCGCCGGGGCCAAAAACTTCATTCTCCGGTTCCTGCTGAAATACAGGTGTCGGATGTTTCTTCCAGGAAGTAGGATCCAACAGGTTGGCATTGGCGTCTGCTGTTAGTAATCCTACACAATAATAGGGAGTCCAGCTACCGCTGGCGGAATAAAAAATGCATACTTTATCTTTATTCTTCGGCTGAAAGAAATGAGGTGCTTCG